CTGATCCCGTCCTGTGGGTGCAGTTTTTTTTGCGCGAACCAGAAGACCCGGATCATCAGGATCCCTATAACCTCTGGGATTATCAGAAGGAGGCGCTGCGGCATCGCGGGAATAAGATTTATTACTGCGGGGCTGAGGTGGGCAAGACGCGGGATATCGTGGCCGATTCGCTTTACATGGTTTTTACCAATACGTTAGGTTCCGGGCTTATTGGTGCGCCGCAGCAGACGCATCTGGACGAGATCATTGAGGCACTTAATGATCAATTGGAATGGAATCCCGACCTCGGCAAGGCAAGGCGTCATCCCTATGTGAAGGACGGCTGGAAAAAACATCCTCATCATGCCTTCTATTTCTATGGGGAAAAGCACCGGTTCAAGATTGACTTCCGGCCGTCGGGATACGACGGCGAGGCTTACAGGGGTGTGCATGCACGGACATTTGTAAAGAAAGATGAGGCCGCGAAGGATAAGAATAAAAAGCAGTGGTCTGAGTTCTGGCGTGCCATGAAGCCGGGTTGTCTGGCTGGTATCTACTCGGTGCCGGACGGGGACCGCTCGTGTGATTTTTTCAAACTCAAAGAGAGGGCTCTGGGGAGCACCAAGAAGGAAGAAATTGAGAAGGATCTGTTTGTGGATGCCGGGTCGCATGTGAAGGACATGAAATTCAAATTGATTCAATGGCCGAAGACAATTATGCCATTGCCCTACTGGTCGGAGGAACGCCGGAGATTTTTCATAGATCAATACGGCGGCGAGGACGCCCCGGAGTACCGGCATAACGTATTGGGTGAGGATGGTGATCCGGAAGATACAGTATTCCCCTGGCATCAGTTGAAGATGTGTATTAAGGATATCCAGGAATACCGTTGCCTGAAAATTCTGGTGGATTCCACGAATAACGAGGTGAGTGTGTTTGGGTATAAGTGCGAGTATGTTGCCGGGGATCATGGACCGGTGCCGAAGCAGGTGATTTTGATTGATACGAGGTATTCAAAGAAGGATTTTTTTGCCGTAGAGACGCACGGCCGTGCGTCTGTACAACAGGAAAAAAAATCCGAAATCCCAAATCCGGAATCCGAAATAGAAAATTCGGAATTCAGGAGATTGATTAAGGGTTTCTTTGTATCCGTGTATGGGTTCAAACGGGGTGGGGCTGATTTGGGGTTTTCGGGTGATCCGACGGAGATTATTATCAAGTCGATCTATGGCAATCGGGAAAGGGTGGTGGCCAGGTTGCAGCTCAAGCACGTGACGTATGATCAGCAGTGCCAGGCATTGGATGCGCTGGATGATGTCTATGGGCCAAATGAAAATATTATCTGGGGGACGGATTACGGGAATGCGGGGTCAGCCGTTGCTCATGATCTGCAAGGGTTGCCACAATACCGGCATAAAGGCTATGAAGACCGTCTGAAAGGTTTTCAGTTTGGATCGAATACGGACAATGTGGACGAAAAGGGCAACCCGGTAATCGATGCAGGGAAGGACGAACCGGCTAAGATTACTTTAAAGGAGCTCTCCACGGATATCTTAACGAAAAAGGTGCAGAACCAGGAGAGCGAATATCCGCCTGACAATGATTTCATTCTGTATTACACGAACCATACGGTGCGGTATGGCGGGAAACACAGAATTTATAAGAAAGAAGATGACCATTTGATCGATGCCGATCGATGTCAAAAATTAGCACAGATATTGGCGGAGACGGTGGAGGATATCTTTGCGTGCTAAACCCTCCCAGGATGGGAAGAAAGTCGCCAGAATTGGAATGGGAAAAAGATGGGACTGAGAGAACTGAACGACAAGCTGGAAAAAACGTTGACGAGCAAACAGATACGCTGGCAACTCAAGCAGAAAGCATCAGGCAATTGTGTGGTCTGCGGCAAAAAAGCCTTGGAAAAGAAAGGGAAAACCCTGGTGCTTTGCTATCTGCATATGATTGCCAGGCGAAACTATATGCGTAAACGGCTGAAGTGCAACGCCTATATCCCCGGCAGGCCTGGCAGACCTATTGAATATGCCGATCCGGAATATCAACCAGGAAAAAAAATATGAAAATACTGGGTATCGAAATCAAGAGGGCAAATCGAAAGGCGGCTGCCGATATATCCACTCAGCCGCAGATCCGGCAGAACCCGTCACAGGGCTGGATGACGCAGTGGTTCAACAATTACTACATGCGCAAGGTTTCCGGCGATTTTTATGAGATCCTGCGGGAGGGTATTCCGATTATCGACTCTGCCATCCGGCGCCTGATATCCCTGAACGGGACGATTAAGATTATCGGGGATAATGCGGCCATTGTCAGGGCATTGGAAGATTTTTGCTTACACGTGCCGGTGAATGACAAGCAGAAGGGGATCCATGCATTTCTGGAGAATGCCTCAAACGAGACCTTTGAGCAGGGCTTTGCCCTGGCAGAGTTTGTGGCCACGAAGGATATGAAGGATATTGCCGGCCTGCGGGTGGCCGACAGCAAGCAGATTATCTTCAGGAAGAATGAGGATGGACAGGCCGAGGCCTGGTATCGCTTCCCCGGATACGCGCCCGCGCGCACCTGGAGTCAGCCGGAGAGTATTGTGCAGCAGATCCTCACGGCCACCTATAGCCAGGCCGTCTGGATCAATGGCCTCTGGGAAGAGAAGCTCAATCCGGAAAACAAGCTCTATTTCAGCATTAACAATGAGAATAGCGATCCCTATGGGGTCAGTATTATGCGGTCGATGGAGTTTTGTTCAAAGATCCTCATGACGATCCAGAATAGCCTTGCCAATGTGTGGGAGCGCTTTGGCGATCCGATCTATCACGTCAATTACAAGACGACCCGGAAGGATACGGGCGGTGACGACGTGGAGTCACGCCGGCAAAAATTGCAAACGGCCTTTGAGAATGCGATCAATGCCAAACGGGCCGGGAAGAGCGCCGACCTGGTGACGGCCGTTAACGCGGATGCCGATATTGTGATCACCGTCGTCGGACACGACAATCAGATCTTGCAAATTGACGCCCCGGCGCGGCACGTGCTGGAGCAGATTGTATCAAAGACCAATCTGCCGGCATGGATGCTGGGCATTTACTGGTCAACCACAGAACGCATGGCCACCCTGGAGGTGGAGTCGGCTTTACAGGATGCAAAGATCAGGCAGTTATCCATGATGCCGGAATTTCTCCGGCTCTTTTCTGTTTATCTGAAATTGCGGGGTTTCACGTGGAAGACGATTACGACGGATGCGGAGAAGCCGGGCGACTGGGGGATGATCTTTGAGACGCCGAATCTGCGCGACCTGGTGAGCCAGGCACAGGCGCGGTTCCTGAACGCCCAGGCCGATATGATGCAGAGCGGCGTCCTTCAAAATCCGAAATCCGATGTGAATATTGACGGGGCGAGTGTGGAGATCAATGGGATGAAGTTTCCTGTGTACCCACCCCTACACCCCTCCCAGGAGGGGAATAAGTGCAGGTGTGAGCAGCTGACGAAAGAATTGAGCAGGACTATGCCATGGCCGGAGCTGGATCAGGTGGAAGTGGAATACGAAGAACGGCTCAAGAAGGATTGGCGGGGGTTGCAGGATAAGACGTTTGAGATACTGAAACTCGAAATCCAAAATCCGAAATCCGAAAAACATTCCCTGTCTGCAGAACTATCGGGCAAGGGTGATGACGTGTTTGATTTTTCAGACGATCAGCGTAAGTCGATTATGGATGCGCTAAAGAAGTATCTTGGTATATACGACTTACAGGACGCCGATTCGCCGGTGCGGTGGTCGTATGGGCAGGCTTACAGCCTTGGGCTCATTCAGGCAGCAAAGCTGTTGGGCAAACAGAGGCCGATTCTGGACATCATTGCCAACAAAGAAGTTTTTGATGAGATTGCAAGGAATGGGTTTAAGCTCGTGAAGGACAATGCGACAATGGCCATCGTGGATGAAATCATACCGGCCATTGAAGAGCAGCTCGGTGAGGGCGTGAATCCGAAAGACGTGGCCAGGAAACTGGAGCGGTTGTTTGGCGATAAGAACTCTGACTGGGAACGGCTGGCTAGGAGCGAAATGAGTATGGCTGCGGAAAACGCAAAGATTGATGAGTGGGAGGCGTGGGGCGTGAAAAAGGCACGGTTTGCGCCGGCGCCTGATGCCTGTCCGATCTGTATGGCGTTGGCAGGTGATTATGATATCGGGGACGTGCCTGTACCGGTAGAAAAGACACACCCGCGATGCCGATGCAGCATATCAGTTTCGGTGAGTGAGTATGTGTGAAAAATTATCATAATCTGCCAGAATATTTCATCAGAAAGTGGTATAAGCCATACGCGAGGGGCGCGGGGCTTTTGTCTCCCTTTTCACCCCGCGTTTCCTCGCCATTTTTCAACTATTTTCAGGAAAAAACATTATGGGCATTGATTTGAAAGACGTGACGATGTGGCTCAAGGGATTGATTGGCGCGGGGATTAGTGGGGCTGCGTCAGCTCTGTCAAGCGGCATTAGCGCAAGTATACTTGCACCAGATAAGTTTAATGTTGAAGACGGGTTACATAATCTTTTGAAGATGGTAGCTATTACGGCTGCTGGTTCGTTTGTAATTAGCATCGCAAAGTATCTTGCCCAGAAACCCTTACCGGAGGACCTGCCTTGAGAGCAATCAAAAGTCAAAAGTTAAAAGCAAAAAAATTTGTGTTGGTTGTTTTGTTTGTGCTGGTATGCCTAACCATGGGTTGTGAGGAAAAACGTAAAGCGCTGGTAAGCGCCCACACAGCCATGGGAGAGCTGCTTCTCTCAACGAAAAACCAGGCGAAGGCGCTGCACCAGCAAAAGGTTATTGATGACCCGACGTATCAATCCATCAGGACGAACTGGATACGCGCTCAGACAAGCTATCTGACGGCATCGGACATGCTTGAACATATTCTGAGCACGCAGTCGCAGGATATTACCGCGTATGCGGAGCTGCTCACGCAGGTCAGCACGATATTATCAGATATTTCATTATGGCTGGAGGAAAACAGGCATGAACCCACAAGCGATCATAGTATTGGTAACCCAACTCCTACCCCTCGTTACGAGGTTAGTAGCGGAGATATCGAAGGTGCAGGGACTCAGCGAGTCGGACAAAGAGTCGCTGCGGCAGTCCGTGCTGGAGATGAAAGACAAGGTGTCGGCGGCGACCTGGGAAAACTGAATCCTGGCATGAATGCCGTGACTCCTGACCTGGTTGTCAATGACATTGTCAAACAGAAGTTTGACATGCAGTACACGGCAATCTATAACGCGCGTCAGGAGATATTCATTCATGGCATAAAGGATAATACGGCAGAGGTGCTTGTATCGGTATTGGTTGGTAGTGTTGTCTATACCCTCGATGGCAGTGAGCCGGTATTGACTGATGGCGTGCCGTACCTGGGGATACACCAAAGTTTGGTGCTGAATGCAGGGCAGGGCAGACAATTCAGGGCAAAGTCAAGTATGGACGGCACGCAGCTTATGGTGGGTATTATGGAAAATTTACGGGAGTGAATTATGGCGGAAAAACAAGGTGAGATAAAAAAGATTACTCAGAAGGACGTGTCTGAATTTAAGGGTGAAGGTGAAGAGGTGAGGAAAGGGATGAACCCACCCCTGCACCCCTCCCAGGAGGGGGATACAAAGAGGACGTCGATCATTACCATGCAAAGTGGCAGGCCTCACCGGATCTATTTTGAGGATGGCAAACAGGTAAAGGCGGAACCAATATCGTAGGGACACGGCGCTCCGTGTCCCATACAAAACATAGGAATTCAAACACATGGAAATTACAAAGACATTAGGATTCAAGGCCCTGGGACATGGCAAGACGCTCTCAGAAGGGCAGCTCGTCAAGATCAATAAGTTTGCCCTGGTGCCGCTTAAGGAAGAACAGGTCTATGCACGGAAATACCTCATGGCGCACAATGGGATTGATCGTGATAACGAACGTTTTCATGAGGATATCCTGAGTGATTTTGCGAAGACTTTGCCCGGCAAGGGCTTCTTTGTCGAAGGGCATCCGTCTTCCTGGTCAGGCAGGGGCGGTCCTGGTGAAGGACGGTTCTATGATGCCTCTGTGGAAGAGATGTCGCCGGGGCAGTTCAAGGAGCTCACCGGCGAAGAGATGCGATTGCCAGACGGCATAACAAAGGCAAGGGTGCTCTGGGGTGAGGCGTATCTGCTGAAACTTGATAGCAATAGCGATATGCTTGCAAAGATCGATGGCGGGATCTATTCATATGTGAGTATAGGATTTAAAGCTCCTATTTTTGACGTTACGGACGAACGGGGCAATAGAAAATTTGGCGAATACCGGCCTATGGGCGAAGCCATGGAGGGCTCGCTTGTGTGGCTGGGTGCACAGCCAGGGGCATCGGTGATGAAGTCCGGGAAGGCCCCCCTTAATCCCCCCGTAAACGTGGGGAAAGAGTTGGAGGGAAAAAACATTTTGGAGGGAAGGAAGATGAAAGAGTTTTTAAAGAAGCTATCGGAAAAGCTTGGGAAGGCCTTTTCTGAAGAGCGGGCAGTTGATGAAATAGCCTCCCTCATAACTGAAAAGGACACCAGGATTAAGGAACTGGAACCGCATGCCGTCGATGGCAAGGCATACCGGAAACATCTGATTGATGACGTGCTCAAGTATGGCGCGCTCATTGATGAGGTTCATTCTGATGCCGAGGCGCAAAAAAAAGAGGCTGAATTCCTGAACGGCTGGCCCATCGACCGCATCAAGTCCACGCGGGATAAGTATGAGACCAGGGCGCGGGTGAAGTTTCCTGATAAATTTACGTTCAAGGCTAAGGACGAAACAGACCGGCAGGGAATGGATAAAGAGGGGAAAAGGCAGCAGGTAATCACCGGCAAAAAGGATTACACCAGCCCACAGCATAATGAGTTATTCGAGACGGTAGGGAAATAGCCGTTTAAACGGCTTAAACCGTTTAAACCGAATTTTTTGGAGGGTTAAAAATGGCAGTTAAGATACGAGGGTCGCTGAACGATGTGCAGACGATCAAGTACGCACATGCCAGCGCGACTACGAAGGACACGATCTATCTGATCAATAGCAGGCCTATGCTTGCGGTAAACAGCGCTGACGCAACGGTGGACAACACCTTTGTCTATGCGGGTCGCATCGCGTATGCAAAGGCTACCGGCGCATGGACGGCTGGTGATGATGTCTACTGGGACAATTCGGCTGGGAAATTCACTAAGACGCAGGCAGGTAATGCCCACGCGGGTGTTGCGGCGGAGAATGCATTGAGCGGCGATACGAATGGACTTATTGATCTGATACCGACAACGGTACAGGGCTAATAACGGTTTAAACCGATTAAACCGTTTAAGCAGATTAAACCGATTATAAAGGAGCAAGACGATGTATAGAAAAACAGTGAAGCTTTTTACCAGGGAGACCTGCGACCGTCTGAAGGCGATGGATATGATGGAACGCAGGCAAAAGCTGGCCGGGGTGCTTACGGCATTCTTTCAGGGCAAACTCCCCATTCCGGGGCCGGCTGAAGAGATTGCAAAAGAGGCGGGTGTTGATCAGGAATTAGTGCAGAAGGTCATGAGCCTGATGGCGCAGAAGGGCATGACGGGTCCCAGCGATGCGCCGGACGTGATGAACCGCAATCAGCCGGTAACGGCAGGGGTGTTTTATACGGCAATGGTTGACCCCATTGCGGGTTTTGGATTCGAAGAACTCTTTGACTTTGTCGATATGCGTGGGGCAGGGCAGACGTCATTCGACATCATAGACGTTACCAATGCTATTACCTTTGCTGAGGTAAAGACGGGCGAGCGGATGAAGGTCTATGGCATTACTACGGCAAAGAGCACGGTGACCAAGATGATTGTGGCTGCAGCTATCGGTATTCTGGACGACTGGATCAATTACGCCCAGTTCTGGAACCTGAACCAGGCTGCCAATGAGGCGCGTTCGAAGTATTACGACAAGCAGGCAACGGATCATTATACCGTACTTGCCGCTATATCCTCCGACCAGAACCAGTCATTTGAAGCGGATGATATCACGACAATTAATAATGCATGCGCTAAGATACTGAGCGATTGTGCTGGCAAGGGATATGTGCTGACCGGGAATGAATCCTTTGAGTTGAGGGCGCATGTTGATTTGAAGCAGAGGATCGAAAAGGCATTCGCCCTGACGTTTAACTCGCCTCGGACGGAGGCAACAGCGAATCAGCTGGTGCATACGATTAACCGTAAGTATACCACAAAGCTTGCCAATACGACTTATTATGTAGGCCTGCCTGGCAAGAAGGCAAAGCGGGGTATCTGGAGCGATCTCTCCGCCGAGACGGACAGGGATATCCTGCTCCGTGGCACCGATGTGGCATATGTGGGTGAGTACAATATGGCCATCGGCGAAGAGGATCAGTTCAGGAGATGTTCGCTGTCGTAATTTCGGATTTTGGATTTCGGAATTCGGATTTTGATGAAAGGAATAATACGATGAAAAAATTTAGAAATTTATTTATTTTTCTTTGTGCCCTTTGTGTCTTTGTGGCGGGCACAACGCTTTACGCCGATACGATAAAGCCGGACATTATTGACGTCCAGAGCACCTTTAAATTCAAAGGCACTGATCAGTCGAACATCATCAACATGAAGATGAATTCGGCAACGCTGACGAGTGGGTCAGGGACAGTAAATACTGGGCTTGGCACATGCACGGCCGCGCTGTTTACGGCAGACAATCTGAGCGCCGGAACGACAACGGCGACATTTCGTACCAGCATTAGTGGGGCAACCGTGACTATCTACGGCTATAGTACGCTGACTGGGGCAACGTCTACCTCTAATTATTCCGGGTATCTCTTGTCTTACGGGACACCGTAGTGACTGTTTAGAAACTAAACGTTTAGAAATTTAAACAATGGCAAAGGTAACGGCGCAAAATATTCTTGACCTGAATTTTGTGGCGGAGATGTTCGGCAAGACGAGCGGGACTTTTAACGCCTACATTGACATCGTCATCACAGAACAGGCAAAGCTCCTGGAAGGCCGGATCGGTACGACTGCATATGGCTCTATCACGTCGCCCACCAAAGAGTATATTGTACGTGCAGAGCTTTGCCTCGTGGCTGCCGAGATGATCTTGAGGCGCATGAACAGGATACTGGGTAATGTCGTGGGTACCGGGAATGCCCTGGATATTAACATGGAAAAGAAGCAGCGCGATGAATATCTGGATGAGGCGAATGCCCTTGTGGAAAAGATTGTAGCGGGGATAACGTCAGACACGGATCAACTTGCCTCCGGTGTGCTGGAGACATCGCATTTTGAGACAGATGCCTGATACATTTCGGATTAACACACCCCCAACCCCCTCTCGAGAGGGGAATAGGGGAGGTAAATATGCTCGACATCCGCGTAACGGTTGAAGGTGATAAGGTTGTCATCGCAGGCCTGCAGGCCCTGGGGACGAAGATCGACAAGGCCATCAAGAGAGGATTAACCAGGGCTGCGAAGGGCATCTATGATGACGCCTTTAAATGGCTCTCCGGCGCTGGCAGTCTCTACGTGACCAGGACGAGTAAAAAGACAGGGAAAGAATACCGCAAAAAAGTAGCAAGTGTGCTTCCTGGTCAATATCCCGTCCCTGTGCGCACCGGTCATCTCAGACGCATGCTCAAATGGGTTAAGCCGGGCGCATCCAAAAGCGCAGAGGGCATGACGTTCACCGCCGGACCATTTGAATCGGTTGTTTTTAATGCCGCGAGATACAGTGAAACGATCCACGATGGTAAGGACACATCGGCGCGCTATGGTCCTCGTCCTTTTCTTACGGATGCCCTGAAGCGCTTCAATCAGGGCGAAGGGATTAAACGCATCTTAGAATCGGAAATCGGGAGAGATCTGTCGATTTGATGCAAAATGAGATTGAAGAAATTAAAGCCGCGGTGAAGGAGGGTCTGCAGGAATCGGTAGCACAATTCTATGTAGAACGGGAGAGACATTATCAGGATCATCAATTCATCGGAGACCTCCGTGAGCTATTCGATAATGCACGCGGCACGGCGACCAGAACAGTAGTTGGCATCTTGGTAACAAGTATCATTGGTTTGGTAATTTTGGGGTTTGTTTTTTGGGGTAAGAATCATTGGGGAAAATAAGCATGCAAAAAAACATCGTATTATTTTTTCTGGCAATATTGCTATTGATGGGGAGAGTTGCCACAGCAGAGACATTTTTGTATGAATCACTTGTTGTAGGCACACAGACGGTATCAAGCACGGCAATTACTGCGATTGACAATGCAGCATATCCGCGCATTGAGGCCCTGTATACCATTGAAACCGGGAATATCCGGTTTCGCACGGACGGCACGGCGCCAACGGCGACAGAGGGGCATCTGCTCTATATTGGAGATGTGCTTGTCATCGAAGGGCTGACAGATATCAGGAATTTCAAGGCAATCAGTACAACATCGGGCACAAGCACCTTGAGGATTTCTTACAAGCGGAAATAGATATATGCGAACAATTATCCTTTGTATAGCGCTGATTACCTCATTGTTTGCCCTGCAAACGATACATGCCGGTGAAATCAGAAGGATCGACAAGGTTGGGATAAGCAACACTGCGGGAAATGCCATTACGAGGCATTATCTTTACAACCCTGCCGGATTTTTTAAATTCGATGAGGGGAGCGGCACAATCGCAGAGGATTCATCGGGGATGGGAGGCAGCGGCGCTTTACAGGGTGCAACCATTGTTTCTGGTGTTCGTGGTAAAGGCGTATGGGTGAATGGCAATAGTGGATATGTCACGATACCGCATTCAGACGCTATAGAATTCGGCGCTGACAGGGATTTCACCGTTGCTCTATGGGTAAAGACAACGCAGGCGGCTGAAGCCGGTAAATATCCGGCGATACTAGCGAAAGACCTAATAGGTCCACCGCGCTGGGGATATTCCTTTGTCTTACACGACGATCTGGATGTAAGGTGGCTGTTTCTTATTGTTGCCAACGATAATTACTACGCGTGTTTCGGCGCGGCAAATATAGCCGATGGCGCATGGCATCACATTACCGGCATGCGCAAAGGCAATAAGTTGTACGTCTATCAGGACGGCTTGTTAGTCACAAGTATACCAGCGACAACAGCGAGTGTAGCAACAGGTACAGCGCTGCAGATGGGCAAAGTTCCGAAAGCCCCTCCCCAGGCATGGAGTTACTTTACTGGAAGCATTGATGATGTGCGTATTTTCGGACGGGCATTAACCGACGACGAAGTTATACGATTATATTATTTAAGGCAATAAAAATGGAATAATACCGTCACGGGATACGTTGCGCGTTTTACTGCGGTAAAATCCGGTGATGACGGAGATGTTGTGCTAACTATTTCTTCTCCATCAGCCCAATATTACTTAAATGCATTCATGCTGAAAGCAAGTCGCTATGAGTAGTGGTATTACCATTATGAACAATATCGTGACCACCCTGCAAAGCGACTCGGCCCTGGCGGCATTTTGTACTGCTAAGTGGGGGAAGGCGCTCAGGGTTTTAAAAGTATATAAACGGCGTATAGAGATCAGCGCCGAAGATCTCCCTATTATTATGATCACCAGGCCACAGGTAGAGAAGGAATTCCTTGTCGGTGCACGTGATGCGGATAATATGGTGAGGCTATATGCGGGATTTCAGCAAGACGATCGCGAAAAGGCGCTTGATGAAATAATAGAATTTGAGGAAACGATTGACGATGCCCTCCTGGTGGATCACACGCGGGGTGGCAATGCAATCAATACCGCCCCGAAGGCATCGGTCAACGATGAGGGTGAATATCACCCGGTCTATTTTATTGCTATGGACGTGGCGATAAAACAACGGCGGTGAAATACGAACGTAGGGACACGGTGCTCCGTGTCCATAGAGAAAAGGACGCGGAGCACCGTGTCCCTGCAATTTAATGGAGGGTAATATGTTAACAAAACGTCGAATAATCGCGGCAAGAATGATGTATCTGAATATCATCACCTCTGCGCTCAGTGGCGGTGAAGCGACATTGAACGTGGATGACACCACAGGCTGGGCATCAAGCGGCACGGGTGTAATCAGAGACTCAACCAATGATAATGACGTATTTACCTGGACAGGCAAGACGTCAACCACCCTTACCGGTGTGGCCGGCACGGGTGGGAATGCGGTGCTGGCACACAGCGCAGGCGCCCTGATCTGCTCTGAGGACCTGACGACCAACCTGGTCGCTGCCGACAGCAAGATATTGCCCTTTGATGTGAAGGTTGCTCCCAACATCAAGATGAATAAGCGCAACCCTGCAATGGCCACGCTGAGCAAGCTGGCAAGTGTGCCAGGTTCACAGCTTGCAACAATAACTTTCCGTGTTGAGGTGAAAGGCGTCGGGTCGGCATATTCATCCACTGTTTTCCCTGCCCTTGCGCCCTATCTCCGGGCATGTGGATTTGCCGAGACGATCGATGCTACACCGGGTTCTGAAAAGGCCACCTACAAACCCACGTCAGCAAAGTCAAGCATGCCGGCACTGATGATTGATGTCTTTGAAGACGGCGTTATAAAGAGGATGTATGGCGCCCGGGGCAATGTCAGATTCATGGGCAAGGCGGGTGAACCTATCTATGCAGATTTTGAATTCACCGGTGTATGGAATGGCATGGTGGATGGCGCCATGCTTACCACGACACCGGAAACAACGGTACCGCCGGTATTTCTTTCAGGAAATTTCTCCGTTGCGTCCTTTGCGGCGGTGATCCAGGGCTTTGATATTAATATTGGGAATAGTATTGCCGTGCGTGAGGATCCCAACATCGCTACAGGATACCGTGAGGCGATTGTTACCGACCGTAATCCGACCGGCAAGTTCGATCCTGAGCTGACTACGGTCGCCCTCCATGACTGGCATGGCAAGTGGAAGGCAGGCACGTCCGGGGCGCTCAATATCGGTAATGTGGGGTCAACGCAATATAACCGGTTTAAGATCACTGCGCCCACCCTCGTCTATACGCAGATTGGAGATGCCGATCGTGAGGGCGTGACAGTGGCAGATTGCAGCTTCGAGCTGGCCAAGAGTGCGGCTGCAGGGGATGATGAACTGGTGATTGAATTTTCGTAGGGACACGGAGCACCGTGTCCCTACATGTCTTTCCGGAGAACGTGATGGAATACACATACAAAATAGGTGACAAGACGTATCTACAAAAGGCCCTGGTATTAGGCCAGTGGCGGCAATTGCTTGATCTCATGCAGGGCTTATCAATTCCGCAAAACCTTGACGTATCCGGGATGATATCGGTATTTGGCACCAAACTATCCTATGCCCTGGCTATTGTGCTTACCGAAGAGGGCACATCGGCAAGAGATAAAGACATGGTAGCCCTGGCATCAGAGCTTGAATTTGCCATTGAACCGGAACTGGTCTTGCAGGTGATTGAAGATTTTTTCGCATGCAACCCGATACCCTCACTTTTGAGCGGACTATCGGGGGTCATGACAAAAATAAGCGGGAAGATGGGAGCGACTGGATCGAAGACGTCTGCGTCACCCTTTCCCGTGGAGACATCACCAAGCGGGACGCCATTCTCTGGGGGTACACCCTTGCCGAATGCGGACCCTATCTCAGGGCTTGCATCCGTGACATAACGTTCCGGGAGGCCGTGCTGGCGTTTCTGGGGGTGAAGGATGATCGGCATGCTGGTAAGGAGGACACGGAGCACCGTGTCCCTACGGGGAAAATCGGCGAATATTGCAAGGGGAAAGATGTGGATGAATGCAGAACTTATTGGGGAAAAGAGGTTATGGCAAGGATATGCGCTACGTGTCCGAATTAGTAGGGACACGGTGCTCCGTGTCCTTCACCGGACGAAGAAATGGGCGAGAAGCAAGAGGATGGTAAGGACAATAGGCCCAAACCAGGAAGTTGCCTGATCAACTGGCGTATATAATGGTTTTTGATAGATAGTCCGGACCTTCGGTTGATCCAGATAAGCACACCTATCAAAAGTCCGTTTGCATGCAAAGTGTGAGCGCAATGCAAAAATAATGGCAATGAAAACGATAATGGATTCCATACCAACAGCTTAACAGAACAATCTCTATGAGTCAACGCGTAGAATTAATTCTTAGTTGTGTCAACGATACCCGCAAGGCAATCCAGGAAGTTGTATCATCCTTCCAGGGCATGGCCGCAAAAATTTCCGTATTGAATTATGCAATACGGAGTTCTTATCAAGGCGTAAAAGAAGTATTGGATGTCGTTGTTTTCCGTACTGCCCGGCTTGGTGAAGAGCTTTTGATCATGAGCCAGAAGACGGGCATGGGCGTTCAGGCGATATATGATCTGAAAAACACCGCAGAATTGTCAAACATAAGCCTGGGCGAATTGAATGTGCTTATCAACGTCCTGTCCAGAAATATCTTTGAGGCAAGGAATAGGGCGGGTGATGCACGTGCTGTCTTCAAAGCCCTCGGCGTAGATACCGCCAGGCCACTCAGCCAGATCATCAACGACCTGGCAAAGAGATTCTCGGAGATGGAGGATAGCGAAGATAAGATGGCCCTGGCCATGCAACTCTTTGGCCGAAGCGGGGCGAATATAATCCCGCTTCTCAATGATATCGCCAGCGGGGCAAAGGGTGCATCAACGATATTCGATGAGGAATTGGCAAGGTCATCAGAGGAATTGAGTGATAACTTTACCCTATTAAAACAAAATATAGAAGGAGTGTCCATTGCAGTAGGTGGGCAGTTAATTCCGGCGTTAAACCAGCTCTTTGATGATATAGAAACCAGAAGCGGACTCACCGGCTTATTAATCAAGCAATTTGAGGATATGTGGAACGCGGCAAAATGGGCGACGAAGCCGCTCTTTGATATATCCAAAATGGCCGGAGATGCCCTTGACAACCTCCTGGGTTATAATAAGGCGCTGGCTGAAACACAACGATTCATTACGAATGCCCCTACAAAAGTAGGACAATTGGAATTTGCCTTTCCGCCCGCATTTCAAAATGGTAAAAGTGCGGCGCCACAGATTATTACCGATGAACAGCGCAGGAAGTTTGTTGATAACGAAGAAAACATGGTGAAGCTTGTTGATGATGCGAGCAATAAAATTATCGATTCCCTCAATAAGCGGGCGCAGGGCTATGAGGAGCTTGCCAAACGATCAAATGCATCCAGGGAGGCGGAAATCAACCTGCAGCTCAGGCAGATCGACCTTGCGGAACAGGAATTCAGGATCTCAAAGTCCGATGCCGTACAGGAACGGATCAGGTTACAGCGGGAGCTGCTTGCCATCCAGGAGGAATACCTTGTAACGTTAGACAAGAGTCTTGACCCGGCATCCTGGTATGCGCAGCAGAACGCTATAAACGATACCCGGTCAAGTCTTGTGCAGCTCAATCTTGCCCTGAAGGAACAGACGGGCACGATGACGGAGGGTGTCTCGCAGGGGTTCCGGCAATTTCTCCACGATGCAAATACTACGTTTCAACTTGGCGCACAATTGGCGCAGGACACCGCACAGGCGATGCAGTCGTCCTTTGATACCTTTTTCTTCGATATGATGGAAGGGCAATTGGATTCCCTGGAAGATTACCTGCTCAATTTTCTGGAATCCATCGAGCGCGCCTTATCCAGCGTATTATCGCAGATGGCCACACAGGGGCTTTTGAGCATGGCAGGGGGATTCTTTTCTCCCCAGGCAACATCAGAAGCGGGCGTGGTTGTTCACAAAGGCGGCTATATTCCCCGCTTTCATGTTGGCGGTCTGGCTGCGGACGAGATACCGGCCATCCTCCAGCGCGGTGAGTATGTGGTCAGCCGGAAGGGAGTCGATGCCCTGGACAGGATCAATCAGGGCAAGGGTGCAGCAGCCCCGAATGTGATAATTAACATTGCCAATCAGACGGGGCAGCAGGTGGGCGCTAATCAGGATAGCCCGCGGTTTGATGGCGAGAAATATATTGTAAATATCGTATTGAAAAATATTGATAAGAACGGACACCTGCGGAACGCGCTTGCAGGATTGAAATGATTTCACGGAAGGACACGGAGCGCCGTGTCCCTACGATGGTGCAATTATGCCAGCATATCCAACGTTATCAGTAAACGCTGAATTGCCGATTCAGGAATCGCGTGAGGATTCCACCATCCGCACGGAGATGGAAGGCGGATACGAGCACACCCGCGCCCGTTTCACCCGTATCCGGCGCACGTTCAAGATCATATATAGAAATCTACCCGGCGCCGACAAATCTACCCTGGATACCTTTGTCACAACGGTAAAATGCGGGGCCGATTCCTTTACCTGGGCGCATCCGGTGACGCAGACACAATATACCGTGCGGTTTAAACCGATCCCGGAATATTCTTATACGACGTACAATTATTATGATGTGGAATTTGGCCTGGCCGAGGTTTAATGCCGTAGGGACACGGAGCACCGTGTCCCTGCAATCCTTATGAAAAATTTACCTGCAGCGCTCATCCTCGAAAAGAATAAGATCGCAAGCCCGAATCCCTGGCTTGTGCTCCTGGACATTACCCTCACGGACAATACCAAATTTTACCTGGTCAACAATACCGAAGATATCACCTTTAATAGCCAGGTATACACCGCCGTGCCTTTCCAGATCGATCCCACACAGCAATCGGGTACGGGCGAGATACCAACGGTAACCCTGCGGGTGTCGAACGTCACCCGGATCATGCAGGGATATCTGGAAGCCACCAGTGGCGGCGTTGACTCTACCGTACTGGTGCGGGTAGTCAATGCTGCCCTGCTTGCTGAGAATTATTCTGAATTGGAAATGACCTTCAATGTGCTATCGACCGAGACGGATACGTATTGGGTAACCTTCACCCTGGGTATGCCCAATCCACTGCGCAAGAGATTTCCACTCTATCGATATATCGCAGAACATTGCAACTGGCAGTTTAATACCGGCTCTAATAATGCCCGTGAATGCAATTACGCCGGATGGAAGGCAAACAATGCCTATAGCAGCACCATTCCCCATTATGTCATCGAGACCGCAACGGATAGCAATAAGCACCGGTACAAATGCACCACGTCAGGCACATCCGGAGGAACAGAGCCTGCGTCATGGCCTACCAGCGGAACGGTGAATGACGGCTCAGTGGTTTGGACAGAGGTGGGAACACAGCTTTGCAAGCGCACCCTGGACGATTGCCGGGCGTTACAGAACAACGAACGCTTTGGAGGTTTTCCTGGCATGGGAGGCGGCAATGTCAGATTCTCCTGATCACAGAAGGACACGGTGCACCGTGTCCCTACAATATACCGATTTGCTTGGCAAACCATTTGCCTATGCCGGACGCGGGCCTCAGCACTACGATTGCTGGGGCATATGCTGTGAGGTCTATCGCCGTCTGGGGCGTGTGCTGCCAGACTACAATTCTGCATCAGAATATGATCAGATTGACGCCATGATCCATAATGCAAAGCCATGCTTTACAGAGATCGCAGACCCCGCACCCTATTGCCTGGTCATCTTCATGATCCGGCCACCGTATGTAAGTCATTTGGGAGTTGTTTTACAGGATTGTCAAACGTTTATCCACATCATGCAGAAGACCTCTGTCAGCGTTGAGAGGCTTGAGGATTGGAAGAGACGCATTCGGGGATATTATGTCGTACGACAAAGCTAATCTAATCAAGATATACAATCCGTTCAATCGTATGGACAGGGATATCATCCCTATCCCCTGTGACGGCACGCAATCCCTGCTCGCGATTAAACTGAGATATCTTCCCGAAGACATCAATTATGTTGTGTCTCTCAACGGCAGGATCGTTATGCGGGAACACCTTGCGGAAATCTATCCACAGTCTGGTGATTACCTCCTCTTTGTGCCTGCGGTAGAGGGAGGCGGGGGCGGAGGAAAAAATATCCTGCGCGCTGTGGTAATGATCGGCATTGCCGTGGCTGCTCCGTATGCCGCCGCAGCGATGGGTTTTGTAACGGCTACCGGCGGGCTTACCGCCATGGGTATGGTCGTAGCGGGTGGCATTGCCGTTACCGGCGGGCTTATGGTGAATATGCTGCTTCCGCC